GTTAGCCTTTGCCCATGCTGCGGAATCAGTCCATTCTTTTTTATCATCCAATTCATAAAGAATAGGAAGAAAGGCATCATCTGAAAAAGTATCATCTACAACATTACAAGCGTACTCATACATATCATCGAAAATACACTCTCTGACTGTACCCGCTGTTGTAATCATCAATAACAAAGGTTGCCTTCTGGCTGACATGGACTGCTTCATAACTTCATACAAGTTACGGTCTTTGATACTGTGCAATTCATCCATAAACACACAATGGGCATTTAAACCGTCTAACGTATCACTGTTTTTTCCCAGTGGTTGCAATCTGCTTAAACTGGAATCAAAATATAGGTCTGTTTTTCTCTTTCTGATATGCTTTGTAAGGCTTGCGCTCTGTTTGACCATATTATGGACTTCATCAAATACAAGCCTTGCTTGGTCTTTCTTGGAAGCCACGCAAAAGCACTCACTCCCACCTTCATTGTCTGCAATCATCATATATAGAATAATTCCCGATAACATGGTACTCTTTCCATTTTTTCTTGCCACATAAAAAAGGCTTTCCTTGTAACGTCTGAATCCTGTTTCTTTGTTGATGAAACCAAACAGGGCGGAAATATATGCTTTCTGGAATAATTCTAGGGTAACTGGCTTACCTGCCCACTCGCCCTTTGAATGTTTGCAAAACTTCTCAATAAATTCAATAGGCTTGCTTGCCTTGACTTCATCAAAATAATATTTCTCATGGTGCTCCATGTCCTGCACTAATTTTTTATACTGCTTTGCTACTCTTTGGGAAACAATAATTTCCCTATTTTCTATGGCTTTGTAATACTCCATTACATCATTCAAAATATCACTCCTTGATGAAGTCCATTAAATCGTCTTTTTTGTCCTTCTGGTTGTCTTTTGGTAGTAAGTCAATTAGTTGTTTGTTGAGTAGGTTGTACCTCTGAATTGTGGTATTATATCCTTTGAGTGCTGGGTGTTCTCTTAAAAACTCTTGAGAACCTTGTTTAAACATTGCAGTGGGTCCTTCTTCTTTTATCTGCAGTTTCAAGATTTCAAGCGTGGATTGCATAAACTCCAATTCTTCATAAATTCTTACCGCAATATCCCTTTTTCCTTCTGGTACTTCTTTAATCAATTTCTTTAATTTATTGCTATTCGCCATAATATCACTCCTTAATCAAATTTCCATTACTGTCAAATTGTAGCCCTTCCATACATACCGCACTATTGCCCATATGCTCTTTATTGTGGCAGTCTTGACATAATGCTTCAAGGTTGCCCCAATCTAATATAATGCCTTGGTCATTTATGTTTTGGGGGCTGATATATTTCTTATGATGAACAATATAGGCAGGCTTTCCGCATCTTTCGCATACATAATTTTGGCTTTGCATATATCCCAACCTACATTTTATCCATGCTTTGCCTTTGTAAAATTCCTTTGCATACTCTTTCATTATTGCCCCCTTGCCATGGCTGACAATACTATTAACAAACTGTCAATAGTCCTTTTCAACTTATCCTTATCATCAGAATAAGGCTCAAACCATAACATCAATACAAACTGCGCTGTTGTTCTTGCTAACGCATTGACTGGCTCGTCTAACCATGTTTTCCCTGTGGTCACTTCTAAATATGGTGGAATAGCCTGTATTAAAGCTGTAATTTGCAAATCTAAATAATCATCATCTATCCTTAAAATTTCTTTTGCTTCTATTAAAGTCAAAATCATCTTTTCACCTTCTTTTTTTTAATAAAGCCCCCCTTGATTAGGGAGGCTATCAGTAATTAGGCTACTGCTCTTGTAAACTTGATAAACGCTTCTGTTACAATCGGCTTGCAATCTGCAATAGCCAATGCCCTGTAATCAATCAATCCACTTTTGAATGAACTTTCTCTACTGGCTTCAATCATAATACCTTCTGGAATGTTGTAACCCATGTACTTGAAATTACCAAATAAAATTGTATCTGTTGGAATATTATCATCAACTACCACTGGAAAACCTAAAACTTTACCAATCCCATCAATTTTAGGGTCCTGCAAGAAAACAGGTCTGCCTGTGGAATCCATCAAACCGTATAATTGACTGTAAAGTGTTGCCGTATTCATAGCCCAAACCGCACCATTTGCATAACCTTGTTTTAGAGTGGCTGGTGCTTTCACTACGTCAAGAAACTGCAATCCGCTTACTTTGTTGTAGATAAATGAATTTGTAGTATCCCATGTGATACCGTTCAAAATACCCATACCTTGGTTTACACCTGTACCGTTGACTATGGCATTATTCACCGTACCCATTACGCACTGGGCTAATTCTTCCACAATGTATGCTTCAAAGGCTTGAATAGTCATTTTCCTGGTTGCTACTGACATTGACATAACTTTCAAAATCTCATAACCGCTAAATACTACGTTGGTAATATTTGATTTCTGGCTTTCTACTGCCTGTCCTTCTGTGTGCCATGAAGCATTGTCTGTCGGTGTTGCAACTGGTACGGATACCTTGGAAGGGATATTGAAAGCCCTGCATACACCAATCAATCCGCCTTGTGTTCTTGCTTTGCTAATAACTTCGTTCAATGTCGTTGTAGGCAAAACTGCTGTCGCGCTTGTCATGGTGTCAAAAACATTTGCCCTTTTTTCTGCTTCTTTCATGCCTGCATCAAAAACCTTTTGCTCAAAAGTGTCAATCTGCTGTCCTAACAAAGACTTGAAAAATGCACTTCTATATTCTGGACTACCCAATACATCACCAGGCATTTGTTTTGCTTCAAAATTCATACCTGTAATTGGATTGAATCCTGTTAATTGTTGACTTCTTTTTTCCATAATATTTGCTTTTGCTTGCTTCAAGCCTTCCAACTCAATATTGAAGGACTGCACGTCTGCTGTTGGGTCTTTGTCAATAACTTCCCCAATGTCTGCTGCTCTTTTTTCGATTGCCGTTGTATCTTTATTCATGTAAAAATTAAATGCTTCCGCTACTGTTTTAAATTTCATATGTTTTACCATCCTTTTCTCATAATTTGATTGACTTTAATTTTCAACTGCTGTCTTGCAATTTCTTGCCCCTGTGCGTCCGTCATTTCTGCCCTGGCTTCTACCGAAGTTTGTTGATAGGCTGGGAATGGAACTACACTACACTCATAAACCTTGGCAATCTTACTAATGGTTCGGGTGTTTGTTTTACTGTCATAAGAACTACCGCCCTTTGGAACTGTAAAAGTGAATGACATTCCCGATAAATCCCCCCTCGATACTGCCGTATGAACTGCCTTGGCTTCTTCTGTATCTGGTAGGGTTGCCATCATATGCAATCCCTTTTCATCAACATTGAAAGCCATTGTTTTTGGTGTTCTTGCTAGTGGAATCTTGTTCATGTCATGATTGTATAATAAACGTATATCCGTTAAATCTGCCCCATCTAACGCACCACGCTTGATAACCTCTTTGTATTTTCCCAATCTGTCATTGATAACCGCTTCCTGGTCAAAAATGATAGGTGTTCCTGTCAACTGCATCTGGTCATTACTTTCAATCAACGTGCTTCTGGTTTCCTTCACCCTTTGCACCTCCTAATTGGTACTGGTCAATAATTCCTTGGTCTACATAGTTTAGGCTCTGCAACCGTTTTCTGCCTTCTTCTCCTCCAATAGGTGGAAGGTTCAAAATCTCCCTGGCATCGTCTAAAGTAAAAAGCCCCATCGGTAACAATTCTTTTACAATGTTCACCTTTGTTTGATTGTTTGCAAACTGCAATCTATTTGATGTTAAAACAATAGAATTGCCGAAAGCCTGCTCTCTTTGGGTAAATACTTTGTCGGTCAATTCAAGGCTAAATTGTAAGGCTAAAGGCTCAATGATACTTTCATAAAATGCAGACCAATCATTTTCGCTATAAGTGCTGTTGACAATGTTTTCCGACACTCCCAAATATTCATAAACTTTAGTTTTGACTGCCTGCAACTGCTTTTCATCTATAACCACACTAGAACTATTTTGTAATGGTATGTAGTCTGCTTTACTGTCAAGAACCGCCACACCGCCACTATTGGAGATATTGAGGTAATCAGAAACAAAGGCTTCCTTCTCCTGTTTCAATTTCTCGGGGCTTAATACTTGATTGAATTTAAGGATACCGCGGATTGTTGCGCTTGACTTGATGGAACTTTCCAATCCTTGGCTTTGCGTGTGCGCCAATTCCAGGACAGGAAATATTGCCGTATTACTATCCCCCAATAAATCATTGGAATTGAAAAACCGTCTAATGGTGAATACTTCCGCAAATGGTAGGGTCAAAGTCTTTCCACCACCAAAAATAAACTTGCAATACAACTGCCCTGTTGGGTCTGTCTGGTATTCCATCTGTTGTGGGCTCAATGGATAAATGCCTGTTAGGTTTCCTTTGTCATTTTTCTGTAAGTATGCAAAAGCATTGCTATACAAATAATAATGGGTGACCAACTTGTAAATCAAATCGTAGGCGGTCATATATGGGTTTGGTCTTACCTGCAAGATTCTATTCAAATCATTACTCCCAGGCTTCCTAGCGCCACCCATATCTACCACATGGGTAGGTTTTAGTTTTGAAGCATTTCTCGCTATGGCATCAACTGCCGACCTATAAATGTCACTTTCATAGGCATTACCACTGAATGGGGTAAATATGGCTTGTCCGCCACTCATGACTTCAACCCTAGTTGTATTTTGTGGTTCTGTCTGTGACTTGGGCTTTGGTCTAAAAACATTGTTAAAGAAATTCAATCTTTCACCTTCTTTTCAAGATAATAAAAAAAAGACACACGAAAAGCAGTTATACTAAAACTGATTTCGCGTGCCTTCCCGAGGAGGCTTCCTTCTCACTATGAGAAAGTGCTACTATATGTCGTATTTAATTATTTTTATTATACCATACGATGGGAGGGTTCGCAACTTTTTTATAATATTATGCTGTCAATTCTACATCAACATATATATCACTAGCTTTTTTTCTGTTGTATTCCTTTGAGATATTCTTTACAACGAAAATCCTCTCAAGTGCTTTGATGGCTTCTTCTTTTTCTTTCAAATCCCTGTATGTAAGTTTAAATCTAATCAAATGTACTCCTTCCTGTTATTCTTCAACGCACCCTTAATATAACTTTTCATAGAGGGGCATGGTAATGTATCCCCTTCGGTCTTGTAAGGGATAGAGAAAATTTCCACATGGGGGGGATAACTTTCTCTTT